AACCGACAGGGGTATTGCAATGAGCCAGGCAGCGACGACAGTGACCTTCGGCGAGCGGCCGATCGGCAACGGGGAGAAGGTAACGACCTCGGGGACCAGTGCGCAGAGTGCGGTGATGCCGGCCAATACGTCGACGGTACGGGTGGTGGGCTCGGCGGCCTGCTACATCATTTTCGGGGAGAACCCGACGGCGCTGGCGACCACGAGCATCTATATGCCGGCGGGGTTGGTGGAGTACTTCGCGATCAAGCCGGGAGAGAAGATCGCGGTGATCCAGGACAGTGCGGCGGGCACGTTGTATGTGCAGCCGATGGGTTGACGTAGGCGACCCAGTGGCTCGCTGCTGGGCTGACAAGGAGGCGGTATGTTGAGTGAGATCGTGACGGCGGACGCACCGCCGACAGCGGCCGAGGTGAAGATGACCTCGCCGGAAGCACCAGCGGCGCCGGAAACGCAGGCGGAAGGAACAGAGCAACATGACGAGGGCGATGCGCCGAAGAAAGACTTGGTTTCGTACCACGCGCTGAATGAAGAGCGGTTGCGACGCAAGCAGTGGGAGGCGGACGCCAAGGCGAAGGATGCGCAACTGCAGCAGTTCGTTGCCATCCAGGCGCAGCGGGACCAGGAGTGGCAGATCGCGCAGCAGCGGATGGCGCAGGTACTGGCAGCGCGGGACCAGCCGCCGGCGCCGACCAAGGATACCGACCCGCTGGGCTATGTCGCGCACACTGCGGAGCAGACCGCGCTGCAGGTGCAGCAGATGGCGCGGCAGCAGTGGGAGCGCGACCAGGCGCAGTTCCAGGCGCAGCAGCAGTACGCGGTGCGGGCGCAGCAGGAGCAGCAGGTTCGGAGCTTTGTCAATAACGTGACCGGCTCGGAAGCGCAGTTCCGCGAGGCGCACCCGGACTACGAGCAGGCATTGTCGTTTGCGGTCGGGCAGCGGGCGAAGGAGTTGCAGGCTGGTGGCTGGGATGCGGAGAAGGCACGGGAGATCGCGGGTGCTGATGCGCGGCACCTGGCGGTGCAGTGGTATCAGCGCGGGCAGAACCCGGCGCAGATGGCGTATGCGATGGCGCAGGCGATGGGCTATCGGCCGGTGGACGGTGAGCAGATGCGCGAAGAGGGATACAAGGCGTCGAAGGCCAGTGGCGGCGGCGCGGTGCGTGGGCGGGTGAGTGCACGACAGATCGCGAGCATGACGCCGACGCAACTGGCGCGGATGTCGGATGAGGAATTCAAGGCCGCGATGGGCGGCTAGTAGGGCAGTAATTGCCCTGACTAGGGCAAGGTAGTGACTTCGTCGGGGGCGACGTTAAAGCCCATTTCGTCAGGGGCGACGTAAAAGCCCATTTCGTTAGCTCGCCAACGTGTGGCGGGAATTCGCTTCTCCAGCGTGACCGGAGGACTTTTTCCAACCACACACGGAGCTAACGCAATGGATACCAGTTTTGGCGTCAATGACGCACTGGCAGTCAAGGTATGGGCTAAAAAGCTGTTTGTCGACGCGTTGAAAGAGACGAAGGCCGACAAATTCATGGGGACATCGTCCTCGAGCCTGATCCAGGTTCGGGACGAACTCGCCAAGTCGGCCGGCGATCGCATCACGGTCGGCCTGCGCATGCAGCTCACCGGCAGCGGCGTGCAGGGCGATGGGACGCTGGAAGGTAACGAGGAGTCGCTGACGACGTACAGCGATGCGGTCTATATCGACCAGCTTCGCCATGCAGTACGAAGCGGTGGAAAGATGTCCGAGCAGCGGGTCACGTTCAGCATCCGCAACGAGTCGAAGATGGGCCTGCAGGACTGGTACGCGGACCATATCGACACCGCGTTCTTCAACCAGATTTGCGGCTATACGCTCGAGACGGACACCCGCAACACCGGCAACCAGGCGCCGATCGCGCCGGATACCACGCGCCGCATCTGGGCGACGGGGACCGACGATACGACGCAGGCCGCGGGCAATGAGTTCACGCTGCGGCTGATCGATGTGGCAGTGGAGCGGGCCTCGACGTTGAGCCCGACCATCCGGCCGCTGACCATCGGCGGCGAGAAAAAGTGGGTCTGTTTTCTCCATCCCTATCAGGTCTACGACCTGCGCACCAACACCAACACCGGGCAGTGGCTCGACATCCAAAAAGCTGCGCTGATGGGTGGCAACGAGAGCAAAAACCCGATCTATACCGGCGCGCTCGGCGAGTACAACAGCACGATTCTGCACATGGACAAGCGCGTGACCCAGGGCATCACCAATGCCGGGGTCGCCAAGACGACGGTGCGGCGGGCAGCGTTCTGCGGTGCGCAGGCGGCGGTGTTTGCGTATGGCGGCGATGGCGGGCAGGAGATGACCTGGGTCGAGGAACTGTTCGACTACAAGAACCGTCTCGGCGTCTCGGCCGGCATGATCTGGGGCCTGAAAAAGACGATGTTCAATTCGCTGGATTTTGGCGCGTTGACCATTTCCACTTACGCCGTCGCGCACTAGGAGATCGACATGGCAACAGGAACTGCAGGATCGGTAGCGCGCACTTATCACCAGCAGATGGTGCATTACCTGCGCAAGGGCTTCAGCTTTGCGGATCGGCTGGCGACGCTCACGGTGGGCGTGATTCCGTCGGGAGCGGTGATCCAGTACACGACCTCGGGGGTGTATGTGACGCAGGTATTCAATGCGGGCACCAACAACCTGATCGACATCGGGGCATCGACCGACGTGGGCACCAACAACTTCGGCACCAGCATCTCGCTGGCGGCGTTGGGGGTAGTGCCGCTGGACGAGGGCTTGAACATCAGCCCGATGGTGACGGCCGATACCACGGTGCAGGCGTACATCAATGTCACCGGCACCACGCCGACCACGGGCACGGGCGAGATCATCATCGCCTATTTTGCAGATAACGACGGATGACCTATGGCTGGCGTGTATTACCAGCGCTTCAAGACGGTTGAACAGCGCTTTGCCGAAAAGCATGAAGTAGTCGGCGAGTGCTGGGTCTGGCGTGGTCGAGGCGGCCAGTGTTACCCGTGGTTTTGGGATGGTACTGGTCGCATCAAAGCAAACCGTTACGCGCTCGAAAAGAAACTCGGGCGCGTGCTGGAGCATAGAGAACAGGCGCTGCATACATGTGACAACGTGAGGTGCGTGAATCCTGCGCACCTCTTCGTTGGCACGCACACCGACAACATGCGAGATCGCGCCAAGAAACGACGCGGGAACCATCTGCTTGGTTCTGCGAACGGTCGCGCAAAATTGACGGAGGAGCAGGTCATGCAAATTCGCTCAAGGTATGCCGCGAGAGAAAAGTCGCAGGATGCGCTGGCTGCTGAATATGGTGTGTCGCAGACGGTTATTTCCAAACTGATGCTGCGCGAAACGTGGCAACACGTCTAGAGGACTAAATGGCAACGTTTGCGGCAATGGAAGCGCGGATCATTGCGGAACTGCATCGCGATGATGTGGCGGGCGTGGTCGACGACTACATCAACGACGCCATCGCGCATTACCAGCGGTATCGGTTCTGGTTCAATGAAACCTCGGCCACGCAGAACACGGTGGCCGGCACTGAGACTTATGCCTGGCCGACCGACTTTGTCGAACTGGACAGCCTGGTGGCAACCCTCAATGGCACGTTCACTCCGCTGAAACAGGTATCGCCGAGGGATATCGACGAGTTGTACGTAAACACGACTTATCGCGGCCAGCCGTCGGTTTTCGCCAATTACAAGGAGCAATTCCGGCTGTATCCGACCCCGGATGCGGTCTATGTGCTGACCCAGTATTACCTGAAGGATTACACCCCGCTGACCACCGGCTCGGCGAGTGCGAATGTGTGGACGACCGAGGCCGAGGAGCTGATCCGGACGCGGGCCAAGAAGTTGCTCGTCGGGCAATTCATGCCGACCTCGCAGGATACGATGGGTTGGGCGGCGATGCTCGACCAGCAGGAGAAGGATCTGTTCCGGGGCTTGCAATTGCAGACCCAGGAAAGCACGCGCACCGGCCGCTTGCGGAGGTGGGATGCTTGATTTCCGTCCCGACCGCGATCCGCGCACGCCGGGCTACTTGTCGTATGTCAGCGAGATGATTCCCTCGACCAAGGGCTATATCGTGGCCCCGACGGAGACGGCGTATACCGCGCATACCTATACGCTGATCGCAGGCGAGGTGTGGCCGAATGTGATGTTCGCCAGCCGCTGGCAGAGTGCGGCGGGCGGCATCGTGATTGTGGGCACCAATAAACGGCTGAGTGTGTTCAACTTTGCCAGCGGCTTCATCAACGTGTCCAAGGCCGGCGACTATACGTTGAGCACCTCGGCGTATGTGCTCGGCGAAGACGCCTATGCATCATTCGACCTGTGCGCGTTCGGTGATGTGATCATTGCCTGCAACAAGTCGGTGACCGCACAGAAACGCTCGGCGCTGGACCTGACCATCGCGACCCTGTTCTCTGACCTTGGCGGGGCGACGCCGGCACCGGCTGCGAATACCTGCTGCGTGGCGGCAAATTTCGTATTCCTGGGCGATGTCGGCAACTGGTCGACGGTGACCGGATCGAGCGACATCCTGGCGTGGTCGGCGATCGGCGATCACACCGACTGGCGGGTCAACCCGCAGGTCACCCAGTCCAGCTACGCGCAATTTGTCGATACGCCGGGACCGATCACTGCGGTGCGCCCGTTTCGCGACGGGATCATCGTCTTCAAGGCTAATTCGATGTACCGCGGTCGCTATGTCGGAGCGGGGCCGAATAGTCCCATCTGGGATTTCGAGCGGATCAGCGACAAGATCGGTTGTATCGGGCACCGTTCGATTACCAACATCGACGAGGCGCTGGTGTTTGTCGGCGAGCAGGATGTGTACAGGTATGACGGCACCCGTCCGCAGTCGATCACCAGCGGGATCTGGGAGTGGATGCGCGTCCAGGATCTGTTCATCGGCGCCGGTCGCATCCCGCTGCAACTGGCGCATCACAAGACCGGCAGCAGTGTCTGGCTATGCGCCTATACGCTGACGCTGGTCTGGAATTACAAGCTGGACCGCTGGGGGATGTTGAGCACGACGCAGACCTCGCAGCCGATCTGCTGCCAGACCAATAGCGTGACCTTCGAGACGCTGACGGTGTCCGGTATCAGTGCGGGAGTGCCGACGCTTACGCAGTCGAGCAATTTTGGCAATAACTATACCCTGCGCATGTTCCAGGGATCGCCATTCAACCGCGATCAATTGTCGGTGTTTCCGCGTTATTTTTTTACCACGGGCTGGTTTGGGCAACCGGACAAGTTGCTGACGATACAACGGGTCAATCCGGTGTTCACGGCGCGGCCGACTACGGCATCGCAGGCGGAATTGACTGTTTACGGCAGTCAGACGCCGAGCAATCCGACATCCCTGGGCACCGCGAAGATGAGTACATCGTTTCGTTTCGATACGCTGGGACCGGGTACGGGCACGACGATCGCCGGCAGCGCGCAGAACTTTTTCAGTGTGCGTTATGACTTTACCAGCGCTGCCGATACGGTCAGGCATGAGATCGTGGACATCGTGCCGAAGCTGGTGCCGGCGGGCGAGCGATGAGACCGGAAGAGATCAATCTACCGGCCCTGTCAGAGGCTGCGACCGATTGGGACCGGCTGCTCTATCGTGCGCTGTGGGACCAGGCCCGGCTGAACCTGGAGCGGATTTCTGCATTGGAGCGGACGCTGGGCACGGTTGCCGGCAAGGGCGGCTGGGTCAAGCGCAATGTGTCTGCGCAGACGACGGCGGCGACCTATACGGTATTGCCCGATGACTATTTCATGACCGCCTATTACGCGGCCACGGTGACCTATACGCTGCCTGACGCGACCATTTCGGCTGGACGCGAATTGCGGATACGGACCTTGCTCAATGCGGTGGTTTCGGCGTCGGCCAATGTAATCCCGCTGGCGGGTGGGGCGCCGGCGACGGCAATTCTGCCGGCAACGCCTGGTAAGTGGGCGCTGCTGGTTTCCAATGGCACGACATGGACAATTCAGGCGGGCAATTGATATGTTGAGATCAGCGGGTGGCGGCGGCGTAAGCACGACGACCATCATCGAGACCGTCGGTGCGCCGGGGCCGACCGGGCCGCAGGGTGCGCCGGGACAGAGTTATGGCAGTGCGCTGCTCAGTGGCGGCGCCATCCGCTATGTGTCGGGCCTGCAGTTCGTGGTCAGTGCGGCATCGTATGTGATCAACGGGACGACCTATAGCAGCCCGGAGACCACGGTTACCCTGACCACGGCCGACGGGACCAACCCGCGCATCGATGTCATCGCCCTGACCAGCTCGAGCACTGCGGTCGTCGTCACCGGCACCGCGGGCGCAACGCCGGCCGAGGCGTCGATCGATCCGCTGAGTCAGTTGCGGCTGACCGCGATCCTGGTTGCGGCCAATGCCACCACCATCGGCGTCACCACCACCAATATCTACCTCGAGAATACAGAGTGGACGACGACCACCTCCGGCGGCTCGGTGGTGGCGGCATCGACCACCAACCCGCACGCGGGGACCAAGGATGTCGAGTTCACCGCAGCAGCGGCGGCGGCGTATGCGAACTTCAGCAATGGCAGCGCCTTCGACCTGTCGACTCGCAACTTCCTCTCGTTCTACATCCGCAACAAGGCGGCGTGGGCCTCGCAGAAGTCGGTGATCATCCAGTGGTACAACGGCACGCAGGCGGTAGGTACTCCGGTCACGTTCAAGCACGGCGCCTACGCCTTCGACCAGAACAACATCACGTCCTATCAGTCGATCGGCATTCCGACCAGTGCCTTCGGCGCCTTCGGGCTGACCACCACCGCGGTGCGCTTCACGGTGACCGGCGGCGGCAGTGCGATCGGCTTCTACCTGGACGACATCATCCTGCAGGGCGGGGTGACGGTGGTGACGCCGACCGACGCCATGCGCTTTCGCGATGTGTACTCGAGCACGACGCAGTACCAGCTCAACGACGTGGTGCTGTATGCCAACGCGCTGTACCTGTCGCTGGGCTTCAACCTCAACGTGTTGCCGACGACCGCGGCAACGTGGAGATACCTCGGTGGCTCGATCCCGCAGAACAGCCAGTCGGCGAACTATACGACGCTGCTCTCCGACGCCAACAAGCACCTGCTGCATCCTGCAGCGGACGCCAATGCGCGGACGTTTACGATCGACTCCAACGCCAATGTGCCGTATCCGATCGGCACCTCGTTCACCTTCGTCAACCAGACCTCGCAGGTACTTAGCATTGCGATCACCGCCGACACCATGACGCTGGTCAATACCACCACGACCGGAACGCGCTCGCTGGCGCAGAACGGGATGGCGACGGCGTTGAAGGTGGCGAGCACTTCCTGGATTGTGTCAGGCGTCGGACTTACATGAGGTACAACGTGCGACACCATCAACCACTGCTGTCGTATGGGGCGAGCGCTGCGGCATTCGCGGCCTCGCCGACGTTCTTTGCGCCATTGATCACAACACTGGTGCCGACCACCGCAACGGGAACTGCGACAGCGACCTATAGTGTCTCGGGTGGCATCAGTTCGACGATCGACTGGGAGGGCCTCATCCGCCGCACCAAGGCTGGCGAGGCGCGCTTCATGGGTGCGCGAAGGGTCGAGAATTTGATCGTCGGCCACTCCAACGATTACAGCGGTGCGAGTTGGACCAAGGACAACAGCGGAACCGGGGCGGTGGTGACGGTCACCGCCAATTTTGCTACCGATCCGCTGGCCGGCAGCACTGCCTCCCGGCTGCAATTGACGCTCGGGTCCGATCCTGCCGCGAACCGCGCCGCGATCTACCAGACCTTTACACAGGCAGCAGGATGCACCTATCGCTGGTCGATCTGGCTGAAGGCCAATACCGGTACTCCGACAGTCGCGGTGCGCATGGTGAGCAATGTTGGAATGATGGGCATTGTCAACGTGACGCTGAGTTCATCCTGGGTGCGCTATTCCGTGGTGGGAACGGAAGCGACGTTCGTCCCGGTATATGCGACCGTCGGCATTTTCGGGACCAATCATGGTGGGGTGAGTAATTCCGCCACAGCGGATATTCTGGTGTGGGGTGCGATGTGGGAGAACGTGTCCGGCCAGGGCAACCAGAACCCGTCGGAGACGATCAGCGTGGGCGTGTTGTCGGCTCCCTATCACGGCGCTGCGGTGGACGGTGTCAAGTACTTCGCGACCAAGAACGGCAACACCGTCGCCAGCAATATCGTGACCGAGGCGACGGGTGCGGCGATCAATACCGCCAATGGCGGCAGTACGCTGTCGACCGATGCCAGCGGGCCGCTGGGCCTGCTGACCGAGTACGGAAGCTCCAATACCATCAGTTGGGGCAGCGAGAACCTGAGCGGCTGGACCTTGGCCAGTGCGTCGGTCGGCACCAATATCGCCTCGCCGGCCGGCTATACGACAAATAACGCCTTCGTGGAGACTGCGGCCACTGCCGATCACAGTTTCAGCCATACCGCGGCGTGTACCGCCAGCATCAACGTCTTTTCGCTGTTCATCAAGCCCAGTACCCGCAATGCAATTCAGTTTCAGTTGCAAACCAGCGGCGGGGCGCATGCCGTCAGTGTGATTGTCAAGACCCTGGATACCACCCCGACCTTTACCACGCTGGCCGTGGGCGGCACGCAATATTCAGCGCCGGTGGCCGGCTATCAGCTCTTCCCCAATGGCTGGATACGGTTGTGGGTGACCTTCACCAGCAACGCGGCAACGGGGATGGACCTCATCATCTACGCCCATAACGGCACGACCACGACTTACCTGGGAACCGGCGGCATTGCCTATTACATCTGGGGGGTGTACTTCGCCAATGGGCACGCCGGCAACTGGCCCCCGACCTGGGCCCCGGACTCGAGCGGCGGGCATGCCGAGGCGCTGTCGTATGTATTCGCATCGAACGCGAGTGCAACCGCCGGCACCGCATATGCCGAGACGAAGGTAATGTGGACCACGGCGGCGGGGGTGGTGATGCCGCTGCTGGCGTTCGGCACCTCGCCCAATTTCCCGTTGTATACGAACAATGAAGCGTCGACCGTGATCCGCACTAATGACGGCACCAATAACACTGGAAAGACCATCTCCGACATGAACAGCGCGGTGCGCAAGGTGGCGGCGTCGTGGACCGGCGCAGTGGCGGCGATCACTGGTGGTGGAGCGACAGCGGCGACCGGGACGTTCGACGGCAACATGGGCAGCACGGGCATCGGCGTGGCCGGGGCGACGACTTTTACCGGCAATGTGTGGTCGGGGACGATCAGGAATGTGAAGCTATACACGGTGGCGGCGACGGCGGCGCAACTGGCAACGATGACCGCGTAGTTGCAATGACCTTCGACCTCATCGCGCCCGAAAGCTTGCACAACTGGTGGAGCTATGTGCGCGAGGGCTTGCTGCGGGTCAAGACCAAGGGCAAGGAAAAATGGCTGGTCGAGGACGTGTACACCGCGATCCGCACCAAACGCTCGACGCTGTATATCGCCCGCGACGGAGACAAGCCGATCGGCTTCTTCGTCGCCGAGATGTCGCTCGAGCCGTTCAGCAACGAACCGGTCCTGTTCATATGGTGTTTATCCGGCCTGAACAGCTTGCCCTATACCGACGCCTGTATCGAGTACCTCGAGAAGTTGGCGCATTCGATCGGGGCCAGGCGGATCAGGTTCACTGGACGCAAAGGATGGGCCAAGGTGCTGAAGGGCCGTTTCACGGATGTCCGCAGAATTTACGAGCGGGAATTGACATGAAGAAGGAGCATTGACATGGGCGGCTTATTTGGGGGCGGGGGTGGAGGAGGTGGCGGAGGGAATACGAATAAGTTCGAGCCTCCCCTATGGACAAGTTCTCAGTACCCAGACGTGGTTCAAGCGGCAGGGGACTTGTTCGGGCAACCGTACCAGCAGTATCCGGGGCAGCGCATTGCGGCGCCGAACGACCTGCAGATGACGGGGATGCAATACGCGGCAGACCTCGCCGGCAATACCTCGCCGGACATGGCGGCGATGCGGCAGAACCTGCAGCTCACTGCGGCGGGAGGGTTCGAGAACCCGTATGCCTCGCTGGCGACGCAGGTCGGGGATAACCCGTGGCAACTGGCGGAGGTAGCACCACAGCTCGGGCCGAACAGTTACAAGGGCGGGTACAACCCGTACGGCGGCTTCTCGCCGGAATATGAAGCGTTCAAGCAGAATTCGTTGAATGACGTGGTCGGCAACTACCAGCGGGGGACGGCAGCGCAGACCGACTCTGCTTTCAACCGGGCGGGGGCGTTCCACGGCGGCGGCCACGATCAACAGATCGCCAGCAATGAAGACGCCCTGGCCCGCAACTTGGCGCGGCAGTCGAGCGAGATGGACTTCGGGCAGTGGGACCGGTCGAGCGGCCTCTACAACACCGACATCGGCCGCAATGCGAGCCTGGAACAACAGGATCTGGATCGCGAAGCGGCGATGATGGGCAGCGACTATGCGCGCAATGCGGGCATTGCCGAGGCGGCGCTGAACCGTGGGGTGCAGGCACAGCAGGCTGACAAGGCGCTGGGGGCGCAGTACTGGGATACCGAGCGCAACCGGCAGATGGGCGCCTTCCCCAGCATATTGGCGGCCAACCAGTTCGACCAGTCGAACGCCAATACGCTGATGCATCTGGGCGATGTGCAGAACCAGTACACGCAGAGCCTGTTGAACCAGCAATACGGCGACTGGCAGCAGCAGATGAATTATCCGCAGACCATGTTGCAGAACTACATGGCGATGCTGTCGCAGGCGTCAGGCAATTACGGCAATACGCAGCAGACCTATGGCGGGCAGGGCTATCAGGCCAACCCGTGGGCGCAGGCGACGGGGGCGGGGCTGACTGCTGCCGGCCTCTATAACGCATGGGGGAGCTGACATGAGCGGGATCGAGATACTACCGGCACTGGTCTACAGCGGGCTGACGGCGGCAGAGGCCGCAGGAACGGCAGGCGCGGTCACCACGGCCGGTGCCGGGCTGGGCGCTGGTTCATTGGGCGCGGCCTTGGGCGGTCTGTTCGGTGGTGGTGCAGCGGGTAGCGCGGGGATGACTGCGGCAGAGATGCAGGCGCTGGAGGCTGCTGCGGCGCAGTCGGTGGCCGCTGGCGGCGAGGGTTTTGGAGTCAGTAGTTTGGGTGGCGCGCAGGGTGCGACCGGACTGCTGGGTGACTTGGGTGGCACTGCTGTTGCGCAGGGCGTCGGGACCGGCAGTGCTGAAGCGTCCCTGTATGGAACGATCACAGAGGGCGCATTGCCGCCGGCCCAGACAGTGCAGGCAGACCTGTTGACCAAGGGCCTCAACGCCCTGAACAAGGTCGGCGGGACTCTCAACAAGCTGCCGAAACCGGTGCAGGGGATGCTGATGTCGAGCTTGCTGGCGCCACCGAAGCAGCAGACGCCGCCGCCGGCCTCGATGCCACCACGGCAGGCGCAACAGGCAGCACCGCTGACGCCGGCTTACCAGCAGCCTACTTATCAGCCGCAGGGCTTCGCCGGCAGCGGTGGTGCGAGCGGGGTGGGTGATGGCATGGGTGGCGGCTATGGCGGCAGCGCGCAGATGCAGGGTGCAGGGTTGCTCGGCCAGAACATTACGCCGCAGGAACTGGAAATGCTGCGCCGGTTGCGGATGCAAAGGAGGATGTGATGCTGAATAAGCAAAGGAGGATGTGATGGCTATCAATCCCCAGATAAACCCGACCACGGGCCTGCCGCAGACGTATGTGTTCTCCAGCGCCATCGGGAACATGATCAACCGCAACCAGGGCGCGTATCAAGACCCGTTTTATGGCATGCCGTATGGTCTCTACGGTGCGCAGTTCCCCAACCTGGGGACGCAGATCGGGGCGGCGATG